ACCCAATGATCCAACAGCGCCGGGACGTCCTTGGCGCGATGCTCATTCGCTCCGCCGCCGCGCGTGGTGAGTTCGCCCGCCTCTCCAACCTGGTGATGCCTGAGAAGCCTGTGCGCTTTCAGGTGAAGACTGTCGGGCCGAAGGCGTACCACATCGTCGACCTTGTCACCGACAAGACCTGTGGCTTTCGTTTCGAATACGCCAGCGCCGTCGACTACGCCAAGCAGCTCGAGGACAAGGCCAACCGCCTCCCCGGAGGTGCGCAGTGATCGGCGTACCAATGGCCAACCCGCGAGACACGGTTATCGCGGACCTGAACCATAAATTGGAACAGTTCTTCAGCACCGGAAAAATCGCCCAGCAAATCGACAGCGGTGTCAGTGCTGAGGTCCCGCTCTTCGGCTCCTCCCCGCACAGTAAGAAGCTGCGCGCTGCCCGCGACAAGGATGCACCGAAGGTGAAGGCACTTGTTGATGCTGGCAAAACTGCCTCGATGGCGGCCACCACCCTGGACATGCGCATCAGTCGCGTGAAGCTGATCGCGCAGGAAAACGGCTTCAAGTTCACCGACACATGAGGCGCATCAGCAACCAGGTGCGTCAGCGCCGACGACAGACATGGCTGGATCTACCGGCCCACGGAATTGAAGAGGCTGGCCATGGCCAAGAGCAATTCGGAAATGCAGAAGGACAAGCGCGCCAAGGAGAAAGCATTGCTGGACCGGATCGGCGCCGAGAAGCGCACTCTGGTTGTGTCGAAGGCGCTGGCTGATGCACTTCAGGTGCTTGGCGAGCGGCACGATTTCGAGGAATGGCAGGAGACGGTGTCGACATTCCTGATCAACCTGGCCGCCGCGCCTGCCGAAGATTCCGCAGGCTTCGCCAACATGCCGCGACCTGAAATCGTAGTTACTGAAAAGCAGTCGCGACAGCTTGATCGGTTTTCCAAGACAGGCGTCGAGGCCTGATCAGTGCGGGGACTACTGATCTGGCGGAAAATTTTTTACAGCCGCGTTTAGCGCCGCAAGCAAGTGGCGCCGCAGATAAACCCGTTTCTCCCCGTAGTAGATCGCGATATCGTCCTCAAAATCGGATCCGAGCTTCACTCCATTTAGCTCAAATGCCGACGGAGCAAGCCCCGCAACGACGTTGAATGTGAACTTTCCAAGACCTTCGAACAGATGTTCGCCGCTTCCTATGTGGCAGGCAGCGTTTCGGCATTCTCGAACCAGGTCGCTAACATCCTTGATTTTGTCTGTCAGCTCCACATGATCAGTAAACGTTATGGGCATCCCGTCCTTTTTGGACTTGCCCAATAGGTCGTTCAAATTGATCAGCACGGTAACAACAGCAGGCTCGAACAATGGGCTTACAAGCCCACCGGATGAAAATATTCCAGAATTGAAAATTTCCTGGCATTTACGGATTGAAGACTGAATATCGCTGCTTCTGAGCCACGCGGAAAAGCTCTGTTCTTCAACAGCCATACACCACTCCTTGATCCGGCTCCATGCTGGGCCGAACACAAATACCCCACTTCATCGAAACGGACCAGCTTTAGACGCCAGACTCTCGCAGCAAGTCTTCATCGGCTGTGCTTAACATTGGGACTGTATCCCGTCGCGGCATTTGATCGAGAGCTCGCCGCGTCGATGCAACATCGAAGACGCGGCCACGCAATATGGAGATAAAAGTTCCGCTAATCCTGAATACCTTACAACCGGGGCAATCAATCTCAAGGTAATCGCCATGAGTTGGGTTTTCAGTCGCTGGTGATCCGCAAACCAAGCATTCCATGTTGCCTCCTCTAGCCGGCTGAATGCCGAGCACTCAAGCAATAGTCCACATCAACGAATCACGCCAGCCGGGCTATTTGTATTGGCTGTTGGCAGACATCTGCCAGTAAAGATTCCAAACGCTCTGAAAGAACTGCTCGTAGTCCTCGAGTGAAATGCCTGAGCGAGCTGCATCGAACGAGATAATTTTCTCGAAAAGAGACCGAGCCTCTTCTTTTGGAAACTCAGAAGGTAAAAGCGGGCATAGCTCACTGAGCACGACTTGAACACGATGAGGTGCGCTACCACAGGTAGCCATTGCCTCAAGAGCCTTCGTCAATCGCTCAACAGTATTGTGCGGATCTTTCACGCCTCACCTCAATTCCATAAACCATCGAACTTCCGACTATAGCTTGTCGAGGATCCCCCATGTCCGCACAACAGAAATTACCCCAGTTCACCCATGGCCAGCCAAGCATGGGCCTGCCGTTCGAAAAAGAGCTGGTGGTGGATCTGTTCGCCGGCGGTGGTGGCGCCAGCACCGGTATTGCCCGGGCGTACCGGGAGCCGGATGTGGCGGTAAACCACAACCCAATCGCCTTGGCCGTGCACCGCGCCAACCACCCGAAGACAGCCCACTACGTCGCGGATGTGTACGAGGTGGATCCTCGGGAGGCGACCGGCGGCCAGCCAGTGGCGATCATCTGGGCATCCCCCGATTGCCGCCACCACAGCAAAGCCAAAGGCGGCGCGCCGCGTGACCGAGGCGTCCGCGGGCTGGCATGGGTTGTGATTCGCTGGTTGTTCGTCACCAAGTCGAGGTTGCTCTTCTTGGAAAACGTCGAAGAGTTCTGCGACTGGGGCCCAATCGACGACGAAGGTCAACCGATCAAGGCCGAGCGCGGGCGCACGTTCAAGGCGTTCGTAACCGCGATCAGCACGGGGCTAGCCGCCGATCACCCGGACATGCCGGAGATCATGCAAGCCATCGGCGAGTTCGTACCGATGGAAGCACTGGTGCGTGGCCTTGGCTACAACGTCGAATGGCGCGAGCGCATCGCGGCCAACGCCGGCACCCCGACTATCCGCAAGCGCCTTTACCTGGTCGCTCGCAGCGACGGCAAGCCAATCGTTTGGCCAGCGGCGAAGCGCCACAAAACGCCGACGGCAAAACAGCAACCTTGGCGCACCGCCGCGGAGTGCATCGACTGGAGCAACTTGGGTCGAACCATCTTCCGCGACAAGCCGATGGCCGTGAACACCATGCGGCGGGTAGCCAAAGGCTGCTGGCGGCATGTGCTGACCAGCGCGAAGCCGTTCATTGTGCCGATGCGCGGCACCTCGGAATCACACACCAGCACTCACGGTGTGGACGAAGCCCTATCGACCATCAGCGCCGGCGGCACGCACCACGCATTGCTGCAGCCGGTAGCGGCGCCGTTCCTAACCGAGTGCGCCAACGGCTCATCTCAACGGAACTTCAGCGCGGTGGAACCACTGCGTACTCAGGTCGCCCAGGTCAAGGGTGGGCATTTCGCGCTAGCCGCGGCGAACATGGTCACCCTGCGGAAAGGATCTGTTGGGGCCGACGTCGCTGGCCCGCTCGGTGTAGTCGCGACCAGCACCGGGCACCATGCGGTAACGGCGGCGTTCTTCGAGCAGGCAAACGGCGGTTTCTATGACGGCGATGGCCGCGCCGCGGACTCACCGCTTTCGACCATCTGCCAGTCAGGCGCCAATCAGCGTTTGGCCAGCGCCTACCTGGTGAAATACTACGGCAACGAGAAGGACGGCATTTCGCTCACTGAGCCGATGCACACGCTGCCCACAAAGGACCGTGTCGCACTGGTCGAGGTTGTACAGGTCCCAGACACCTTGACTCCGGAACAGATGGAAGGCGCCCGGCGGTGCGCCACCTTCATGCACGAGCATCTGCCGGAGCATTTCAAAGACCCGGCCGAAATGGTCATGGTCGGCGGCTATGTGCTGGTGGATATCACGTTGCGCATGCTTCAGCCACCTGAGCTGAAGGCGGCGCAGGGCTTCGACAAGGACTACATCATCGACCGCGGGTTGTTCGTCGACCCGGTCACCGGTGCTGAAGAGTGGCGAGACATCAACAAAACGGACCAGGTCCGACTGATCGGCAACAGTGTCTGTCCAGACGAAGCCGAGGCACTGGTCGCCGCAAACGCCGCCGACATCATCGAGCTTTACCAACGCCTCGCGGCCTGACTCACGCAAACCACACCTGCCAAGGTGCCGTGTTGAGCCATTCGATCAGTTGGTAAATCCGCGTCACAGCCTGATCGATCAGGATTTGGAACAGCAAGTCTTCAAAAATTCGTCTCATTCCGGCACCCCTTAGTCGAGGTACTTATTGTCCTCTTTCATCGCCGAAGCGAAATGGGGGGTAACTATGGCGAATGTCTTACACGCAACAACCTCACAGAATCTTTCACCCCCTTGACTGCACTATTTCACCGCCCGGGCATGACCCGGCATAGGACGCCCCATGCCCACAGAAAACCGAAACGCCAAGAAAACGAAGGCCCAACAGTTCGTCGATGGAATGATCCGGAACCGCGGCATTGAGTTCGCCAAGCTGGGGATGATGGTCGAGGTGGACGGCGATCTCGGAACGATCGTAGGCATGAACGGTTCAGCCAATCTCGACGTTCAGTTCGCCAACCAATTGCAGTATGGGAAGCACACGCACAACTGCCACCCGACCTGGAACGTGAAGTACTTCGATGCAGGCGGTAAGGTCATTGCCCACTTTGACGAGTGCAAATGCGTGTTCCGGCCGGTTAAGGAGGCCGCATGATCAATCTCTTTTGGTGCCTGGTCGCCAAGCTGCTTGCGCGCCCTGCCGTTGCCGACTGGCTCATCTCCCGCGCCCAGCGCACCCCGTACCTGCACATCATGTCCGCCGACGGCGCCGAGATGTACATGGGCCGCTGGTGGCTGTTCAACCCGTACAGCCGGGAGACGCACAAGCCGGCGCTCTGGTGGTGCCCCTGGTCGTTCCGCATCCATCACATCATGCGGCCGGACGAAGACCGGGATCTGCATGACCATCCATGGAATGCCCGGACCATCATCCTTCGCGACTGGTACACGGAGCAGCGGCCCGCGAGCGATGAATGGAAGAAGGCGGTCAGGTCTACCCTGGTGCCGAATCCAGATCCAAAGTTCGTCGGCTGGATCATGAAAGACGCCTGCGAGTGGATCAAGCGCGACCGGGGCGACACCACCACCCTGAACCACGGCGAATACCACCGCATCGACGAGGTATCGCCCGGCGGCGTCATCACCCTGTTCATCACCAGCAAGTGGCGCGGTGACTGGGGGTTTCTGGTCAACGGCGTCAAGGTCCCTTGGCGCACCTATACCGGCACTGACAATTGAAGGGAGATTGCATGGTGAGCGACATACGAATCATGAAAAACGATTTACTCCCGCCGATGACAATGATGGTCAGCCCAGATCTATACGTGCAGTTGACCGAGACACCGGAGGAGGCTTTGAAGCGTCGCGAGCAAATCCTGACCCAGTTCGCCAGTTTGGCTGTGCTGATGAAACGTGCGGCGAATCGTTCGCCTAAACCCTGCCAGCAACCGCAAGCACATCCAGCCCGGTGCGGCTGCGAGGAACAGTCATGAACGAAGTGATGCGTTGGAAATTGAAGGGCTTCATCCCCGGCGTCGAGGGCGAGAGCAAGGCGGTGTTTCAGCCCGTCGTGGTCCTCGCTGAAGACTACGACAACGCGACGCGCCTTTTTCTGGATGCTGCAGAACGATGCCTCGCCGCCGAACGCCGCGAGCAAGCCCTGCAGCTGCGCCTGAACGCAGTGGATCAGCGGATTGATGAGCTGACCCAGCGCCAGAGCGAGAATCCAGAAGGCAAGCGCGAGCGTTTCGAGAAGTGGATGATGGCGACCAAGCACCCCGTGTTCGGTTTTCTTGATGACCGATCCTTGGCCCGCAACGATGACCGCACCGGTTATGCCGACGAGTACGTGCAAGGGCTGTGGGTTGCGTATCTGGCGTTCCACGGATTCGCGTCCCGGGACGACTCAATAGGTTGGCTGAAGCGCATCGATGGGATAGGCCAGAACCGAGCCGAACTCATTTACTCAATGGGCTTTCGCCGGCTAGCTGATTAGCCAAATCTGGATAAGAGTACATCTGTACTCCGCCGCTAGCTCATGGAAGCTGATTTGCAAGTATTCGAACTTCCAACAGCAGCCAAGTGACGAGCTCGACCAACACCCCAAGCCAAAGCTCTGGTCATCGATTCACCAGGGCTTGGCTGAACAGCCTCTTCATGCAAGGCCATGCCATTGGCAGCATAAATCCCGATAAACATTTGGGTTTCTCCTGCGAGCGACAGCCTGACCTGCACGTCGATGAAAGTCCCATCATTTAGAGTTTCATCGTGTGTTCTGCAGTGGAGCGCGGGATCTGCCCACTGCCAAAAGACATCGCCTCGAAGTCTCATAAAGCCCTCCTGCCCGTTCCTTGTAATAGATAGCAACCTCAAAAATTAGACCCATTCGAACGAAGTGCAACCGTGCCAAAACGGTATCGGACAGCTGGTCTTCAGCTGTAACTCCCTCCCTCTTCAAAGTCAGCCGCTATAGCGGCAAGGACGAAGTCATGCCTAAAGAAATGAAAACGGCTTGGCCAGAGCATTACCGCTACATCGACACCATTGGGCCAGAAGGCCTTGAGGTGCATTGCATCACCTACCAAGTGATCGGAGAGACCGCGCAGTGCTACTACATCGGTGACAAGCACACCTTCGACCTGGCCAACGGACCTCAGTGCAGCTGGACCGTCGACGCAGTGAAGAAGCGCCGCAAGCGCGTCCTAAAGGAAGGCGGTAATTGGGGCCGCCGTTTTGCCTACACCGACAAGGCACTGGCGCTACGTTCGTACAAAGCGCGCAAGTCTTGCCAGCTACGGCATGCGCAATTGTCGATGGAGCGGGCCCTAGCGGCTATCGGTTATTTCGGCAACCATGGAGTTGAAAGCACGATTCCAGTCGGGGCCGTGACTATCCCGAGCGCATACATTCAGGGCTTGGGCTGGGGGGATTACTGATGATCATCCCAGTCTATGCCCTCGTCTACTGGCCTAGCTTAGCTACTCGGGGCCATAGGCTCACGCGACCTGCAGTGCCTCGACTGGCATCCGCCCATCAGCCATGTGATGAAGGTACTCACGCCAGTCCTTGAAGGCTTGATGCTGTCTGCATGCGGCTTCCCGCCACTGAGCGCCACCAATGAGCTCGACAGGAATGGACATCATCGCTGCGGTCGCTAGATCAAGCTCATCAATGAGCTCTCGCCCATTACGCATATCGTGAATTAGAGATCGCATAGAAACCTTCTTTTTTTTGGCTAATAGATCGACTTGCGAACTGTTCGATTCGTGCGTTAGCGCCGACGGACGGTCATCCACTAAACACCTTCTGCCGCCACGAGCGGCATGGAGAACCCAATGAAACGAGAGCTGATCAAAATCAGTGAGTTCCAGCGTCGGCGCTGGGGCGAAAACGGTACACCCCAGTGCCCGCAGGCCATCCGTAACCACATCCGAAACGGCATGGTTCCCGGCGAGCAGATCGGGAAACTCTGGTACGTTGACTGGACCGCATTCAGCCGATCGGACGGAAACGACTTAGTGGCGATGGTATTGAAAGGAGCTGCATGATGGCCCCACGGCCGCGCAACAAGGCGAACAAGAGCCTCCCGCAGAACCTGTATTTCGATTCGCGGCGCTCGACTTATCGCTACCGGCGGCCAACCGACGGTAAGTGGTTCCAGTTTGGCAGCGACCGGATCAAAGCGATTGATGCGGCGAAGCAGTTGAACCTAGAG